AATTGTTAAAATTTGATTATATTGTTTTCTTTCATATCAAATAATTCCAAAAGAGATATATATATTTTCTCAAATGTCATCAACAGATAAACTTGGTGAGAATATGAATGAAGAACATCTGTTGAAAGAACTCGGTATATTGAAGGAACGCTTTCCTAAACTCGATGAAGAATATATCTCCAGTGTTCTTAAAGAAAAGAAAGGACATGCTGGGAAAGCAACACAGTCAATTTTTAAAGCGGGTGGAGAAGGGGTGAGTGAAGCAGAGGATATATTTTACAAGGGGTATCCTGGAGCTTTTAATGGTAGGATTTTACTGACCGATAACACAGATGGCCTTGACGGTATGATTTATCTATGGAACATTAATTATGATGGTTCCTTTGTTCGTGATAGGAAAAGTAAAATATTTCACGACAAAGATGGAAAAGAAGTTGAACTCTTTCGGTGTGATTGCTTTATGTGTGAAGAGGGTGATCCAAAGCATAAGAATCAAGATTATTTTGATAGACTAGCGTTAGAAGGAAATTCAGTCCATGGTGATGGAAAATGGGGGTCCCATCCATATGATACCTATGATGAAAATCATCCTTTGAATGAGAAAGGAGTTATTATGACAATTTATGAACTAGAAGTAATACTTCATATATGGAAAGTACCTCTATTAGGCGTTCATCCATATACGGATGAAAATGGTGAAAGATGTAATTATATTGGAAAAGAAGTCCGTAATAGGATAAAAGAGAAATTACCAATGGATTGGACCAGAAAATCATGCGAAGAGTACAATGGGTTATGGTGTTATAACAATCATAAAAAAAATATCGTTCAGTGGGGGCATCCAAAAGAATAAATTTAAATAGTTCAGTTATATTATTAATCTTTTTTATCTGATTCCGTAAAAAAAATTTAGTATATCTCATCAACGAAGCTTACAACACAGAGGTTACCACTCTCCTGCCGAAATTAATCTGCTCGGGAGTTTAGGTGACTTGATTATCTCACTCTGATTAGAGAAACTCTAATCCCCTTAAAGGGAACCACACTGAGGTGGCTATTAGTTCCGGAGTTTATCCCCGGTTTAAGTTGATGAGTATTGTTTGGGTTCGGGCAACCAAAGGTCATCCCTCCCACACATCCGACATTCCTACCATACTATTTATTATTGTTTTCCGCGGCGTTATCACCCGCCGTCGGGCGCCCATAAGGAGGGCGCGACCTAGAATGCGGATATGCCCCTATATCATTTTATTCCACAGGGATCCAATATTAAGGCTACATGCCACACGAGCCCATACTCAGTTTCACACTATATTGCGCCCATAATCACCTTCGGTGTGTATATTTGGCTTATACATATGGGAATGTCCCCGACCGTCGTGGTCAGCAACCTACTCAAGAGTTCATCACTGGCGCCTGTATGATCGGCGTCTAATCCTTTTATGTCTACTGCTAACACTCTCAAAAGCGTCTGGACTATAGCAGTTCCCGTTTATCCACCTTAGGACTCACCTTTCAAGATGGGGCAGAGCAATAGCGAGGAAATGACACATCATCCTCTTTTTAGCGGGTCTTCAACCCGCCCGAGGCTACGTGACATCGAAGTTCATTTATAGTTGATTATTATTGTTTTACGCGAAGAAAGCTAGGACTCACAAAGCTGCGAGTTATTTGGTTTTGAAACTAATAAACCTTTAAATTCATCAAATCAAATTTATGAACTCGAAAAAAAAATTTTTTTGTATATCAAAGGAATCTATTCTTATAGAGAAGTCGATAATGTCATAGCCTGTTGAGGATTAAAATATTGTTCCGGTTTCCCCACCATACCATGAAACCAATGTTTCCTACCTGAATCATCCAAGAACTCTATCCTGAATTTATATTTATAATCTCTATGAGGAAATATATCATCATATGTATATAATCTACCCTGCCAGTTATTTTTATGACCATAGTATTCTTTAATGTATTCTGTGATGTCTAATTTTTCTTCGCCATGTTTCCATATTTGAGCGAGAGTTAAATCTGGTCCCCTATAATTCTTATAATAATCTAATTCAATCATTGTTATTTATACAATAAATTTGATTTAATGTTTAAATATTAATCACTATTAAATATAAAAAATGGAAGAAAATAAGAAATATCTTTGGTTAAACTCACACAATCAATCAAATCAGAACATATATGTTTATTTAAATGAAGAAGGTGAAGAAATATGGGGTAACATTGTCACAGATAGTCCTTTAGAAAATCCCTATAGCGAAATTAGTATTTATCATTTCCCACCTGCTATTTGTAAAGGAAGGGCAGTAAAATATGTAAGAATAATTAAGAATGATTTATTTCATATATAATTCTTTGGTGGGATAATTATGAGGATATTCATTAAAGTTATCAATATATTCTTCGTCTACATAAAACGTTAAATTTTGATCGCATATAGATTTTTCACACTTGCTAGTCCATTTTTTGTATTCTAGAATCGGTACACCATCAGTATCATATCCTTTAATTTCTTTTTCGGTATGTAAATATTTAGATAAATATTTTAATTTGCCTTTAACTCCTCTTATACTACCATGACCTCTTGCGAAATGTTTTAATCTCCATTCACACTGCATAGCGGATTTCATATCTTGAAATCCGTCGATTATTAATACAGGATACCATCCCTGCCTTTTACTTGTATATCTCGCCCCACCCTTTATTTCACCATTATGCTGGCGTAATCTTCGTGTGAAATCATTTGTCATACCAACATAAGAATAGTTTTCGCATTTTAACAGATAAACAAGATACATTTAAAAAATAATAATATACAATATTTAAATGAATTTCAATAATCATGAAACTTGTGTAATATGTTTTAATTCATATGAAGAACCTACTAAAATATTTTGTGAACATACTTTTTGTCTTGGCTGTATTAAAAGTTGGTCATCGCAATCAGATAAATGCCCTATTTGTCGTCAAACTTTTAATTTAGAAGTCAAACACAAATATAATACAAGACATAACTATCATGTTCAAAATAAGGAAAGTATTATGAATGTAATGAGAGAATATTTAAATAATTATACATGGTTATGCCTAGAACACGAAGAAAAAATAGCAAGGTTTGATGAAATATTAAAATATATTTATGAAAACAAAGAACTTTTAAAAAATAATAAATTTAAAAATGTTACACTTGATAAAATTAACATGTTAAAAGAGGAAGGTGAATTTATAGGATATTATTGGGCACAAAAGATATATTAAATACTATTTAAAATTTGATTTATTTATATGTTATGAAATTAATATAAATATTTAAAATGGATACAGAACAGAGTTCAGTAAAAGATTTTGAAAAACACTATAATGATATCATTGAAAATCTACGTTTAAATCTGCAAATCGCGGAAGAAAGAATTAGACGTCTCCAGGACAGCGAATTTAAACTTGAAACTGAAATAGAAGATCTTAAAGAAGAATTATCACAGATGAAAAATGATAAAAAATAATTAATAACTCAAACCATATTTTATCATGTATCCCAAAGACAAATTAGGATTCTCTAGAATGGCACTAACTATCTCACCATCCACAAATGTGAATATATTATCGTGATAATTATACTTTTGTATCAATTGCTTACATGAAACACAACAATAAGCTGGTTTTAAATTCCCACATTTACCCCATTTCCATATATAAATTTGGAGACTACGGTTTTTTTTATGTTTCTTTAATAATTCAAAAGCGATTTGTTCAGCATGGATAGATGTTTTATTGTGATTACATCCACAAGGTCGATTTGGACCACAATATAATATTATTTTTTTACGTTTATCATAAATACAATAATTTACAGCTACCTTACATGTATCTTTTGAAAATATATTTTTAAATTTTTTGGGATATTGTTTTAAAACTAAATTGGGATATTCTAATTTTATCATCTTATCATAACTGTTTAATGTATCAAAAACATCGTAAATCAAATTTTATATTATTTATTCAAATGATATTACATACTCTTGTTTTTCTTTACTCATGGGACTTTTAAGATAATCTTCATTCGCATAAAATAAACGATAAGTCATACATTTATCACCTTTAATGCTTTTTTCCATTCCAATACATTTATAATGATGTATCTTCACAAACTGTCTTAAAATTGTAATACATTTCTTTTCATTTAATTCGGTTAGATACTTTTTACTTTTACAAGGAATATAATATTCTTCTAATTGGTCTTTTAATTCTGATATTTTTTGTACTGTATCAATATCTTTCATATGTTCTTTTGTAAAAATCCGCGTATCTTCAATGTCATCTAAACCAAATGCCTCTAAGATAGCTTGAATAATCTGTAAATCAGGGACAATTTTAAATAATTGATTTTTTGGCATTCGATACTATTATTAATATAAATAAAATGATTTTTAAATAATAACTAATGTTTTTAAAAATATATATTTATATTATAAAATGAGTGATTATGATGAATTTAAAAAGGTTATCAATGGTTTTGAGAAAAGTATAGAGTATGAATGTTCCGATCCGGATCTGATAAATTCAATCTTTAAAGATATAAGAAATATGGTTGAAGCAATGATTCAAAAAAGAGATAAAGACTTAGAGGATAAGTCTTCTCCTAAAGTTTCACATGAGCCCGTAGATAAACCACCGACCGATAAACCTGAAAAAGAATGTCCACCAGGAAAGATAGTGAATCCTAAAACAGGTCGTTGTATTAATAAACCGAAAGAAAAAACACAGAAACGAAGAGGAAGACCAAAGAAATTTGATAAACCAGAAGAAAGTGAAAAACCAAAACCAACCGATAAACCAAAAAAAGAGTGTCCGCCAGGAAAGATATTAAATCCTAAAACTGGTCGCTGCATTAATAAACCGAAAGAAAAGACACATAAGAATAGGGGTAGGCCAAAGAAAACTGTCGCAGCAGTATCACCAGGATCCATGTCATCTCCTAAAAAATCTACTCCTCTAAATTTTGATGAAGCATTAGAACATATTAGAACTACTGGTAAGCCGGGATCATATAGGGCATTCTTGAATGGTATTAAAAAGAAATTTGGTATCACATTAAAATATGATAATCATGGCGATGATTATGCCATGCCCGATCTTTATTTCATGAAAGGTAAAAAAGAATGTAGTATAGAAGAAATGGAAAAGGTAAAAAAATATGTTATTGATAAGGCAGAAAAATCTAAATCGCCATCTGTATCTAAATATCACCAAAAACAATATGAAAAATTTGTGAAATCGACAAATAAAGATAATTTAAAAGAAGCATTTGTTGAAAAAGTTGAACCAGAACCTGAAAAAGAACCAAGATACAAACTAAGAGGTATGAATTAATAAATAATTTCTAAATTTATATTATAATGTGTTTTAGTTTTGAAGTTAGTATCGCTACATTTCTAATTTCATGGTCAATCTCTCTTTATCTTTTAAGTAAGGGATTAAGTAAAGATGGTAAAAATGATGTTATATTTTTAATGATATTTTCGTCCATGCAACTCACAGATGCTATCTTATGGTATAATAAAATGAAACGAAACAATATTAATTATATCGTTACATCTTACTTGATACCATTCATATTATCTCTTCAAATATTACACAAAGTATTTGTCATAAATCATAAAGAATACACGGAGGTTATTGATGATAAACTTTTAAAAATATTAATATTCATCGGCATATGTTATCTTTTTTATAGATTTAACGGATATTCAAAATCATTATGTGATAATAAATTATCATCACCTGTATGGGGATCAAATGAAATAAAGGTTTGGGAATTAATATTATTTGCGTTTATATTATGGTATCCCAATCATCCTATGTTTTTCGCAACACTAGTTTTGTTCGCATTAATTAAAATGATTATAGGTGGAGCATATGGAACGATGTGGTGCGCAATAGCGAACTTATTAGCAATTTATTACCTGTATAAATACTAAAATTTGATTTAAATATATTTTGTGAAAGTAAAAGCAAATACTACTAATCATGGGATTCCAAAAGCGTAAATTCCAACACTATAAGAAACAAGTTCAAGAACCGAAACCTGAAATAAAAGAGAAACCAGCACCTAAACATGATATCTATTCTGCCGCGCCTTGTTTCTCAAGTGAGTGTGGCCTGTGTGCTAACTGCTGTAGGACTCCGGATTCATCAAAACTAGAAGAAAAAGAACGAAGATACAAAGATATGTCAAAGATCATGGGTAAGAATCTTATCGAAGAGTACAGGGAAGTTTATAATAAACGATTAAATGCATGGGCTAAAAGCAAAGGTTATACTGATCCATTCTTATATGGATACGCAAAGGAAAAGATTAAAGTAAACGATGAAACATATACATTATGTAAAAAGATTCATTCAGACGTATGTGATGATTCATATTGTAGAGCTTTATATAATTCTACAGATGAATATACACAAAAAACAAAATATAGTAAATATCCAATTTATACGAGCGATACAAGAAATATTAAATTATGTGGAGTTTGTATTGATAGGATGTAATAGATAAATATTCACGATATGATTAAAATTTGATTATTATTTTTTATCTTTCATTAAAATAATTCACTGAAAGATCTTATAACGATGAACAAGTTGGATACTCTTCATCCGACAGAAGTTTATCCCGATTACTTAGTTGATCCCTCTATTATGGATAGTATTTTTGAAGAAACCGAAGAAAAAAGGAAGGTAATGTACTATGGTTATACAGATACAAATCAGCATACAGATTTCATTAAAGATATTTCACCCGAATTCCTTACCATGAATGGTTATAAACACAATCCAGATAGATGGTATATGGATGTGATTCGTTACAATATAAATACAATATAAATACAATATAAATACAATATAATTTACCAAATGGTATCTAAGAGGGCCCCCACATCTCGGCCTAGTAAAGGGGCCCACCAACCAGTAGGACAATAACTAGAACCACATCCCGCTTTACATTTGTTTTCATCTGTATATCTAAGGGCCGCCCTAACTACAGGATTTTCACAATCTTGAGGACACAACTGAACACATTCCTCGCTTGATAAATAACCTTCTATATTACCCCTCATATGATATACTAAAAAGCACCAACTAAAGAATAACAAAACAAGTACAACTTTCATCCCCATTTATTTATACTATTAAAAAAATTTTAAGAAATGATAATGGATAAATGTGGTTGTAAAGGGATGTAGTATTTTACGATCATACAAACACAAATCATTATACATATTTCATCAAAGATATTTCTTCCGAGTTCCTTACCATGAATGGTCACAAACACAATCCGGATAGATGGTATATGGATGTGATTCGGTATAATCTACAAAATGAAGAAAAACGAGTGAAGAGTGGTTTAGCTTGGCATGTTGAGAACGATAATTATCCCAATGTTATTACAGTATTAATGTATTTGAGACTGGATGAAGGAATCATAGATGGAAATCTTAGATATAAAGACAAAGAAAACGTAAAAAAAGTGCTAGAGATTAAAGGGGGGGCAACAGTTATTATGGATGGAAATGTTCCACATAAGCCACAAGATCCTTATGGAACAGGAAAAAGAGATTTAATCATTGTCAGTTTCAAAAAGGATTAAAATACCTATTAATTAATAATATAATGAAGTTATTTCCCTAATTCTGATTTTTTTTCTATATAAGTATATAAATATGGAATTAAAGCTAGAACATGTTTTGTTGTTGTTGCTATTTGTTTTTTTATTTAAGATGATAATGGATAAATGTGGTTGTAGGGGAAATAATCCGATTGAGGGATATGCTAATATGAATGAATGTTATATAGATTGGTCTAAAGGAAATATTCCTCTAAACAATTCGGCAGTATGTCCCGAAGGTACGCACGCGTTATCTAGCGACTGGGCCGAAATGGAGGCTACTCAACCACCATTGATTTTCCTTAATGACCGCGGCGAGGTAAGGTATGGTTGGTTCAAAGATTCAGACCTTAATCTACTCGACGCAAGCAAACAAATAAATTGCGCTACTGGTTTAGTGGAAGAATGTGCAACCAATCTTAACGGCCGTCCCGGCCCGGCGGAGCCGGGCGACACGTGTATTGCCGCGTTGGTAGGGCGGTGTTCTGCTCACAAGGATGATGTGTTCGCTTGTGCGCAGTGTGCGGGCGACCACTTCCCCGACCTCGAATCTAATGGGTGCAGCAACCAAATGATTGCCCAATGGTGTGCAGATACCCCGGCGGGGAGGGGAGAGGGTGGTGGTAATTAATTTCTACATAATCATAATTTAAATAAAATTATTCTCAATACCAATATCTTTACTATTTATAAATTTGATATCTTATTCATTAAAAATAAAATTAAATAAAAACATGACTCGTATATATCCTGAAAGTATTCAAAAGAGTGACGAAACATATTATTTAATGAAGACAGTCGTTTTTACAATGTCCTTCTGTGTTTGTACATGTGTTGGATTAATCTTATTAATAACATGTGTAATTGATGATGATGGTTCATATCTAATGTATTCTTTAAAATAGATTATCAAATTTTAAACAAATTCATTCTGTAGTACTTATATGACCTAAATAAGAATGTCCACCATCTAACCATGAATCACTTATAAACCTATGATTAATTTTATGATTATTATCTTTTTTATAAATAAAATATACTGAATTATTCACTTTTGATGTATCCCATTGTTTTTTATATATTTCTTTATCTTCTTCTGATCTATCTTTAAAAGATATTTCTATAAACTTATCTAATGCTTTTTCGCCATAACATACACTATTTATTTCTAACTCGTGTATATCTTTTAAAAAATATTCTAATACAAAACCATGTAAATTATTCATTATATTATAAATTTGATATTATATTCATTCAAAAACTAAATTAAAAACAAACATGATTCGTATTTATCCTGAAACGATGCATAAAAAAGACGATGAAGAATATATTATTATGAAAACGATAGTTTGTGGATTATGTATATGTTCAGTTATGTGTATAGGATTAATCTTATTAATAACATCTGTAATTGATGAAGATGGGTCTTATTAAATTTAAAATATTTAATTCCAATCATTCTTTTCATAAACAATATCTGATACTATATTTTTTGTTTCTTTTATGAAAGGTCTCCCGATAGCTATATCTGGTGGTAAATTTACTAATTCATTTGAGCAATATTCGGGATCAACGCAGTTACCTGTATCACCATCCCACCATAGACCATGAGGACATTGATAACCAACGTTACACATCATATTACAAATCATTGGTTCGGGGGATCCACAAATAGGAGGACAACTTGTTCCGCATTCAGTCCAAATCTGATTACCACAATCATCTCCTAATACACAAGTGGGTTCAATCGGTAATGGATCTTCCGGGTAAACTACATTATTACATTCTGTACCATAATTAGAAAGAACAAGTAAGATATCATTTACATCAACCGAGCCATTCATATCAATATCTTCATGAATAACTCCTTCCAAACCAAAGTTAGAAAGAACACCTAATAAATCATTGACATCAACTGTTAAATTATTATCAATATCACCTAAACACGGTGCCTGAGAATTAATTGG